CTGGGAGAACTGGTACAAGTGGCGTGAGTACATTTGGCCGCTTGTTCGGCTCACGTATACGATTGATCCGCTTGGTTCAGACACTAACCCGGTACCGAAGTCAGTGCAGAGAGCGGCGACAGAGTGGGTTGCGTACACTCTTATGAAGCCGCCCGGTACTGGACCATTGACGAGCGTGTCGATTGAGAAGGTTTCAGAGAGCTATGGGCAGGGACGAAAAGGTCCTATGCCTGCATTGGTCGAAGGTTTACTGGCGCGGTACATTCGTGGTACTGTCGTGATGCAGACGTAAAGGAGATAAGGTATGCGCTCACGGATCGTTCGTCAAGAACAGGGTGTCGCTACAGGGCCGGCAACGGCGGTGTTCCTTGTGGACCTGGACGGTGTAGCTCCTGTTACGCTGTACGTCGAGAACGTTGATCAGAAAGCCGCGCTGATCATGCGCGAGGGTGGAAGTGATGCTGGCAACAACACTGCCAATACTCGTGCCGCGTCGCACCAGACGCACGGCAGTAAGAATGGAAACCTGAAATTCGAAGCTGTTGTGGCTGGTACGTCTGGCAATTCGAACACCATCGAGATCACAGCGGCGCCGAGTCAGGCGTTCAGTATCACAAACATCTCGACAGCATTCACGATCAATCTGTTGTGCGACGCGTCAGGCAAGCCGATTCAGACCGCTCTTCAAATCTTGAATGCAATCGAGAACGCATCAGGAGCGGGTCCGACCGCGTATCGTGCGGCGATCAATACGTTTCTAGCGCCAGGCTCAGATGGGTCGGGTTCAATGGAAGTTCTCGCATCGGACGCCACGCATGTCATCCCAGCCGCGACGGCTCTTGCGGGCGGCACAGCGGCTACAGCTACGTCAACAGCAACGATTGAGGTTTCACCAACCGGCGCTGAAGATGGTTTTCCCGGCCCGTGGGTTGCTGACTCGGGGGCTGGCAGTGCTCTCAGTACGGTGACTGCGAACAGTGCGAAGCAGTCTCAGCTTACTGGAGGTCCTATTCCGGTGAAGGGTTTGCGGGTGACTATACTAGGCGGTTCGGGTGCGTCGTGGATTGTGCTTTCAGTGATCGCCGAGCACAAGCAGAGCGTGTAATTGCTTTTTGTTGAGTACGGCGTAACTCGCCCGGCGAGTGCAATCGCTGAGGCTCTGAAAAGGACGTGGATCGATCAGACGACAGGTGAGGTATCAGTTCCGCACCTGGCGTCGGTGATGACGTTGTTCGTGCTGTCTGCCGCGTTCATGAAGAACATGTGGACGACAGGCAAAGTGGAAGGGCTGGATTATATATGGTATGCGGTGGCGATGGCCGCTGCCGCGAGTCCGGCTCTAATGCAAAAGCTGGTGAACCTGAAATTCGGTCGAACCAGCGAGGAGAAAAGTCATGATGAGCGGAATGCTGAAAGTCGTTGAGGCGTGGGTCGCTTCTGGTGCTCTGCACGTAGTCGCGGGCGCTGTGTGCGCGTATATGTTCCATGCACGTATCGCGCCGCTCGTGGCAAAGGCGATTGCCATGTGGGATCATCTGCGCGGTGTTGCAAAGGCTGCCGAGGCTGAGGCGAAGAAGGCTCTGTAAGTGGGCTGGTTAAACCCGTTCGCTTGGGCGTGGCCGTTTAAGATAGCTGCTGCCATTGCGGCTGCGCTCGTGTTGTATGTGATTATTACCGGGTTGGGAGGCATCGTGTGGGCTCGCCACGTTGCCGGTAGTGCAATGAAGCAAATTGCTAGAACGCTATCAGACTATGATAAGGTAGAAGCTGATAGCAAATCAAAAGAACAAGCCATTCAGGACCTAGCAAGACAGACTCAAGAGCTAGAAAAGCAAGCGGCGGACGAACGTGCAAGTCGTGTAGAGATGGGAAAGCAGTTGGTCGATGCGAACAAGCGTGCTAATGCGGCGGCTGCTGAAGTCGCTCGACTGAAGATCGAGGACGCGAACCGCCCGCGCATCGTGAATCTGATGGATGCGGCGGCAGCGATCAACAAGGCGTTGGCGAAATGAAGCGCCTAGCAGTTTTCATGGCTGTTGTCTGGACACTATCGGTCGCTGTAATACCAGTGTGGGGTGAAGCCCGCGTCGTCGCTCCTGGTGACACAATCACAGAGCCGGGGATTTTCCTACCGGCGAAAGACGCGGTTGAAGCGGCTGAAATGCTCGACCGCTACAAAGGTCTCGTGGACCGTGTAGCGGCGATGGACAAGCAGCTTCAAGAGCAGTCGGATCAGATTGACTTGCTCACAAAGGAGATGGGCTCCTCGGATCGCGAGCTAGCACTCAAGGACCTGATCATTAAGAACAAGGACGAAATGCTCGCGTTCAGGAAGGAACTGAATAACGAGTATAAAGCGCTGCTCGCGGAAAGCCGTGCCACGATGCAGCACGACAAGGACACAATCGATAGGCTTGAAAAGCGAATCGAGTCTCTTGAGAAGAAGTCAATTTGGGGTACGATTCTTGGCCTGATAGTTGGGGCGGGCATCGCGATCTTCTCTCACGGGGCTCTCTAAACGGGAGGGCCGACGCTCGTGTTCGAAGCATACCGGAAGTTCCTCTGGCATAGTGCCACCATTCGACGCAACACAACCGTGACGTCTTCGACGGGGGTGTCGCATTTCGATTATGTTGACCTGTACAGTAACGTACCGTGCAACGTGCAGGACAGCGGCGGGCGCATGAAGCAAGATGAGCAAGGACAGACTACGGGGAAGAGACTGTCTATCCTCTTTGCTAGCGAGTGGGCGGGAAAGCTGGAACATAACGACTTAGTTGTCGTGAATGGTGCGACGTTTCGAATCACACACGCGCATCAGTCGTGGTACATCGGACCACATCATGTTGAGATTGGAGTCGAGGTTTACGTGCCCGCCGGTGACAAGGGGGATCAGGGGTAATGCCTGTCGATATGAAAGTCGTATGGGCTGCTCCGGGCATGCTCGAACGCGTTGCCGCGAAGAAGATGCCGCGTCTCATGACCGCGATTGGTTCTGAGTACACGAACATGGTCAAGCAGATGATGCGCGACAGTCCTCGTGGCGGCATCAACCGCAATAAACGCGGGCAGAAACGGTCTGCTCCAGGTGAACCGCCCGCGCCCGATACGGGTGATTTGATCAGAAGTATTCGCTTCCAGGTGAACCAGGTTGGTGGTATGTGGGTGATGGAGGCCGGCAGCACGTTGCGCAAGTCAGTGTACCTGGAGTTTGGGGCTGCACGCGGACGAGTGATGCAGGCACGCGACATGGCGGGTAAGTTCACGAAGGCAAAGACGATGTCCTGGATTTTGTACCCACGCCCAGCGTGGGGGCCGGCTCTTCTACGGTTACGGTCTAAACTGCCCGCGATCATTGCTCGCTACAGTGGGAAGATATAATGGCTGATCTTCGTTCCGCTCTTCGAACCTCGATCATCGTTCTTCTGGCCGGCGACGCTACTATGCAGGCTCTTTTCCCCGGCGGGATCGTGAACATCAGCTACCGCCCTACGCGTAAACCGCTGACGTTGCCGGTCATCACTATGTTTGACTTCGGCGACAGAGCGGACGATGTCGTTCCTCTTTGGGACCGGAATCACCAACTGGACTTCTGGAGCGTTGATCTGAACGTATCCGAGCAAATGGGGCAGAGGGCTATCGAGCTACTTGATCACGCGGCCTTGACATTACCGGGTGACGAGGGGTTGGCGGCGCGGGTACACGTAGTCAGCGACCTGGACGCGACTCAGGAAGACGCGGACCTATCCCGCAAGACGATCCGGGTGCGCATCCTGGCGTATGACTTCAACAAAACGTATACGGTGAATTGACCTACAGTTCACGGCTCAAGTCTGTCTGGAAATAGCGTGGTACAATAGTAATATAAGGACAAGTCATCGAAACCCGCCCGAGAGTGCCGTGAGCGCCATGGGCCAACAGGGAGAACTAGGCCATGGCAAAAAATGCCCGTCTTTTGGAGTTGGGACCAGCGAACATCTACCTGTTCCTTCGGTCTCGGGCGAATTTTCTGTTCCGCAACGCGGTTCCAAATCCCAACTCTGATGTGTACGTTGAGGCGTATCAGGGGGGTAATCTACCACCTGATCGGCCTGGCGACAGCATCAGCGTGACGTTCGATGCCAGCACCTCGAATCAGGTGTTGTCTGTGAGCGTGAGTACGTTTGCGATTACGGTGTTTCTCGCGACGGACCCGTACTCGGTCATTACGAGCACGGCAAACGATGTGATCGAGGCTTTGACCGACTCGGCACAAGCACGCGGTCTCGTTACAGCGACTCGTGGTGTCGGTGGTGACGGTACTGCGGTGGTCGAGGCTCACACGGCGACTTTCCTAACGGGTGGCAGTGAAACGGGTGTGGCGACGGACGTAGGCTTCCTCGGCGACGCGGTTGCCTACCAGGTGACGACGGAGACTGCGAACCTCACGGGCGCTCAGACCGGGAACGTTCCGCAGAACAAGGTGGTCATCGGTGGAATGACGAAGGTGGTCATCCCATTCAAAGAGATTTCTTTGGATAACCTTCGACTTGGTGTTCCGAGCGCGCGGCTCGTGCAGAACGCGGATCGTTCGAAGAGGCGAGTAGACTTCACGGTCGCGGTTGGTGCGGACCTTCGTTCACAGTCTCTCCGAATGGAGATTCGGAAGAT